CGGGTGGCGCGGTGGGGATCGTGACCGGACCGCCGCCGCCGCCTCCTCCTCCGGTTTCGATGATCCACGAGCCGCCGGAATTCGGTAGCGACTTCGGGCGGTGCGGCGGCGCTTTCCGCTCGATCTCGGGCGCGAGAACTCGCACTTTGCTCATACGGTGTAAAGGCCCCCGGCCGTGATCCTGCAGGTCGCCCCCGTGCCGCTCAGAGTATATTGCTGCGAGCCGTCGGGGAACGAATCGTCGGGCTGCGTGTTGATGATCGTGTTGTTCGGGCCGCTGTTGAAGAACAGCACCGCGCGGCCCTGATACACCGCGAGCGGCGGAAGGAAGCACGTCACGTCGTTCTGCGAGGTGTCCGAGCGGATGGTCTGATCCTTGACCTCGATATCGAAGGGACCGCCGGACGGGCCGATGGTGTCGACGCTGGGCGGCTGGCCGAAGATGTAGATCATGCGGAAGCAGGCGAACTCCTCGTCGGTCTGCCTGCCGTCCTTGTCGACCAGGAAGCCGCCCACCAGCACCACCTCGTCGGGGAGGTTGGGAACGTCCACGTGCAGTTGCGCCTCCACGCCTGCGGCCGAGGCCGTGAGCGGCGAGGTCTGGGCGAAGTCCGGCCAGCCGGCGTCCTCCACGATGTAAAGCGATGTGGAGTCGGGGATCACATCCCACGGCGGCGAGATCTGATGGGTGTGCGCGTCGTTGCCCGTGACGTAGCGCCACTGGCCCGCGCCCGTATTGCGCAGGATGCGGACGATGCGGCCTTTTTCCTGCCCCGGAACCATGCCCGCCGAGCCGGGGTACTGCTGCCGGTTGACGCTGTTGTCCCACATGGCGTTGGTGATCGAATTGGCGTCGGCGGCGGTCGGGCTCGAATAGACGATCAGCACGTCGCCCACCTGCACGGATGTGTCCGGGCTGCCTGTGACGCAGTTCGGGCTCACGGTAAGCGTGGCGGTCAGGGGATCGAAGGCCGTGATCTTGAAATTCCACAGCGGTACGTCGCCCGAGACGTTGCTGCAGACGAAGATGAGTTGCCCGATCCAGTTGTCGCTCGAATTCAGGAAATCGTTGCACTGGATTTTATTCGGCGCGGTGACCGCGTTGACCAACAGACCCGCGATACCGGCGTGCCAGACGTGTTTCGCCTGAATCTTCACCGCGCGGGCGGCGCTCTCGGGTAAACCCTCGGTCCAGTTGTGAATCGGGCCGGGAATGGAGATGGTCTGCGGCGGCGCCCCGGTTCCTCCGAACTGCAGGCCGATCTGCCGCCGGTCATTCCCGGCCCAAACGTCATAACCCGTAAGATTGCTGTCGGTCGCGGCAACGACCGTAAGATTTATTTTCTGGTTCGTCAGGCCGTCCGCAATCCAGATGCCGGTGAGATTCGACGGGATGGCCGGCTCGCCGTTATCGTCGCGCTGCGTGACCGCCGCATACACCGTCTGCGGGCCGTTGAGGTTCCCGCCCGGGGCGAGGTCGATCTCAAGGATGCGCGGCTGCGTGGTCGAGGCGAACTGGTTGATCGCCATCTGCCCCTGCACCCAGATCGTCGGCTGCCAGTTGCCGCCGCTATCGATGTCGTACTCCTGCCACAGGTCGAACGATCGCTCCCACGGCGGATACACCGGATCGCCCGCCTGAGGCGCCACCTCGTTCGGCATCCACGCAAGGCCGGTCGCCGATTGCAGCGTTTCGGGCGGCGCGGCCGGCGGCGCTACGTCCTGCGGCTTCGGGCCGACCGTCAGGTCGTACATGTCGTCGGTCGTGCAGCTCGCCTGGATATCGATGGTGAAGTCGGGGTTCAGCGCCCAGCGCGAAACGCGGCCCTCGGCGTAGCCGCCGCTGTAAGGCAGCGCCTTGTGCGTCAGCGAAACGATATCGCCAAGCTGCGTGCCGAGCGCGATTACCGTGGTGCGGAACTGAAAGTTGCGGGCTATCAGCTGTTCATTGACTCCGCTGTCCGTCCCGTGCGGCCCGCTGCCGCTCGCCAGGCCGCCGATCTCCTCGCGCAGCCGCGCGGTAAGCAGCCGCGCGCACTGGCTCAGGCCCGAGACGCCGGCGAAGTTGATCGTCTGCACGAGGTATTGCGGCGACTCCGGGTCGCCCAGGAAACTGGCGTTATCGATGTCGTAGATCGTGCAGTTGTTCAACTGCCAGCCGAATTCGGCGTCGGCGAAATTCCCTACCAGCCAGTTGAAGGCCGGCTGCAGCGGCGAGATGGCGAGACTTCGGAATAAGATCGTCGCCTCGGTAAACGCATTGCCCGCGAGCACGCTCGAGTTCACACGGACGATGGGCCAGAACTTCTTATTGCTGAACACGAAGCTGCCCGAGGCGCAGTTCATGATTTCGCGCAGCCAGTCGCGCAGCGGCTTCTGCTCCTTGAGGCAGCCGCGGAACGGGAATTGCAGTTCCGTGTTGTCGCCGGTCGGCCCGCTGCCGATCAGCGTGGGCACCTTCGTGTCGCAGATCGCCGCCATCGCGATCGTCTGGTTCACGTCGAAGTATTGCTCCATCACCGACGGCGCAATCGCGCTCGCGTTGGTATCGTCGCAGCGGAGGCCGATGCCGCGCAGGAAGACGTTGAGCGCGACCCACACGGTATTGGCGAGCGCCGGAACCCACACGCGATCGCCCGGCGAATTCCAGACCCAGCCGCCGATTCCGCCCGTCACGCTCACCGTCATCGCGTGGTCGGAAACCGCTGAAAGCTGAAGCCCCTTGGCGTCGGTGCGCCGGATCTCGGCGAGCGCCACCCCGCCGGCATACGTGCTGCCGGGCGGGATGTAGGGCGAGCCGTCCGCTTCCTGCCATTTCCCGGTCGCCGGGTCGGCCTGCGAGATGCCGATGAATTCGTGCTGGCCGATGGGATCCGTTCCGGTGACCCACCGCCACCCGCCGCCGCGCAGCGGATCGTGCGGCGGCTGGCCGTCGAGCGTCTGCTTGATGAGGTTCTTGTCGAAACCGGCAATCGGCCCTTCGCCCACGATGCCGAGCGCCGCGTAGAAGTCGCTCTCGTCGCGGCCTTCGGCCACATCGCAGTTCACCAGCATCTGCGTGTCGGTGAAAATCTCCTGAATCGGGCGCTGATACACCGTGTCATCGACCACGCTTACGCTGGTCATCGAGCTTCGCCCGAAGCCGAAGACGCCCGTCGAGTTATCTTTGATGCGGACGCCCTGCGGCGGGAAAATGATCCCGCCGAAGGAATGATCGACGCCGCGCGCTACGCATGAGGCGTAATCCTTGGGGCAGATCGGCTCGCTCGACGTGGATGGGCACCAGCGGCCTTTATAGACCTTCCAGCACGTCCGCAGCACCTTCCTTGAGGGATAGGGCAGGGTCATGTAGAAGAGGCCGTCCGCGACGTTCATCTGGAATCGGCCGGAGGTGTCGAAGGCCCAATTGGTGAGATAGCCGGCCCATAAGTCAAGCAGGGACTGGTCCTGCACGTGGTAAAGCGTAAGCTGCACCGTCGCGCCGTACAGGTTTACCTGGTTCACCAGTTGCGTCCAGACGCCGTCGGCGTTGCCCACGTTGAAGCTCGCCGCATCGCTCGATTCGCCGAGCGTCTGCGAAACGCCGCTCCAGTCGAGCATGCGCGGCAGATACAGCGTGCCGTCGACCTGGCACCGTTGATTGGAGATGTAGACGGCGGGACCGCCCTGCCGCGCCGTGATGGCGACCAGCGGGATGATCTGCTGAAACTCGCTCTGGAGCGCCGCGGTAAGCGAGGCGTCGGGAAACCGGCTCAGACGCGCCCGCGACGAATAGCTCGCCGTGGTTTCCGGCTGTTCCATGAACGTGATGCCCGGTCCCTGCGTCAGCAGCCCCACCATGTAATCGAAAGCGAGCGCCGGGTTCTCGTACCTCACCGTGTACGTGGCCGCGCCCTTGGGCTCGTACATCGTCAGCGGGAACTGCGCGTAGACGCCCTGCGCCTGCTCCCAGTGCGCGCGGAGGTTGTCGTATTCCTTGCACGATAGGTGGTTCTTCGAGAACCGGAACCTGCGCGGACCATAGGGCGCCATCAGGAACCGCTGTTCGGTTTTCAGACCGGCCTGGCTGAAGGTGTGCGTGATGATCGGCGGATTGTAATCCGCCCCGGTCCCGTAATCAGGCGTGATCGGAAATTGCGAAATCGTGGGAGTTGGTGGAATCGGTATGGGGCCAAGCGAATCTCTGGGGTCGCCGCGGGGTGGACTGGTTTCCTCGCCTGGCAGCACAAGTAGTCCAGCCATCAGGCCACCTCCCGCAGCGCGAGGCTTACGTTCGCGGCATAGCCCTGGAACGCGCCGCTTCGCATCACGCCGCGCTCATAGCCGTAGGTTTCGCTCCACTGCCCGTCGAAGGCGACGGTGTAGCGGCCGACTGTCGTCGCGCCGGTCGCGTCGTAAGTCCACGGCGGGACTGTCTCTCTCAGGTTATAGAAGTAAAACGCGCGGCCCTGATGGTTGTAGAAGAAGCTGCGGAGTGACTGCCAGTCATCGGGCGAGAGAGTCTCCTGCAGCGTGAAGATATGCCGGTCATTGATGGCGAGCGCGTTCCTGTCGCTCGACCCGTCAGGGTACATATTCAGGTCGGCCTGAAGCTGCAGTTCCACGTGGAACGCCCGTGTGAGAGAGTACGGGAAAACGTCGGTAACTTGGGGAGGGGTTATATTACCCGGCATAGTCAGGTATCACCCTAGTGCTGTAAGTGGCTCTTGCATCGCCGCCGTTGTCGATAGCCGGCTGTCGCCCGCGCTCGCCCCGGAAGCCGCCGCCATCGTGATCGCCGCCGGGTTCTGCCGGATAGTCGAAAGGATCGTGGACTGAAGGAACGCGCCGCCTGGAACTCCGAGCCCGCTGCCCGGATTCGGCATGAGCCCCTGCGCCTCCGTGACCGCCGTCTGATACTGGTAAGTCGTCACCCCCGTGTATGGATTCTGAACCAGTTGCCCGCCCTGATACACCGGCTGGATCTGCAACCCGCCTGTCGATTGCGCGATGACGGCGTTGTACATCGGGCGCGGCATGTTCGCCGCCTGCCCGGTCGAAAG